ATAAAACCACGCGGCGAGAGCGGGAAATAATGGCGGATATCGCAGCAGGCCTTACCTCTCGACAGATAGGAATGAGGCGTGGAATGTCGATCCGCACGGTTGAGGTACATCGCCATAATATTCTGAAGAAAACCGGTTTCAGTCGAATGACCGAGGCCGTGGCCGCTATGATCCGCGGTGGGGTGATCTAACGGAAAATACGTATATTTTATCTGGATGAGTAGGAATTTCCAACCCTAAGTATTAATTTGGCCGTCCCAAAAGCTGCAAATGGTCAAAAATGCTAAGGAGCCGCAACGCCTCATCAGCGAGATGATGATCCGCGAAATGAAAATGCTTATTGCAACGGACAAGGTCAAGAACCGAACAGAGGTTGCCCGGCGTCTCCACATGAGTCAGAATTCCATCTACCGGATCGAGAAGAGCGACAAGTTCTCCTTCACTCTTCAGCAGTTCTACTTCTTCTGCCGGGAATTCGGCATATCCCCGTCCGAATTATTCCCTAAGTAATGTTTTCAAACTTAAAGTTTGTTTGTAGTTTTATGGCATGGAAGCCAAAAAGAGGAAGCAACCGAGCGGAAAGGGTAGGTTGCCTGGCGTTATAACAGCCAAGCAGGAGCTTTTCGTGCGGGAATATCTCATCGATTTCAACGCCACGCAGGCCGCTATCCGCGCCGGATACAGCAAAAAGACAGCCGGCGCCATCGGGCATGAGGCATTGAAAAACCCTAAAATTCAGGAGGAGATTGACAGAGCGCAGCATCAGGCGCTTTTGAGGGCTGATCTTTCCCTCGACAAACTCATTAATGAATTAAAGCACATGGGATTATGGTCAATAAAGGACTTCATCGGCGATGGCAATACCATTCTCGACCTCAGTGCACTTCCGAGGGAGATCCTGAAGCCGGTTGTCGGCATTAAAACGACCGAACGCTACGATGAGGAGGGAAATCCGGTGAAGACCGTCGAATTAAAGATGGTGGACAAACGGGCCGCGGTCATTGACCTGATCCGCTACCTGGGTGGCTTCGAAAAGGATAATGACCAGAAGGCGGTCAAGATCGTGGTAAAACGCAGATAGCTTTGATCGAGATCGAAATAAATAGGGATGCCTACCTGGATTGTTACCATCATCTGCTGGAGGATAACGATATCGACGTGGAGATCCTTTGGGGCGGCCGCGACTCTGGCAAATCAAAATTCGTCGCCCAGAAGTTGACCGACGAGTGCCTGGACGCCGAATACTTCCGTTGCCTGCTGATCAAAGAGACCCACGAATCGATCAAGGACGCCCAGTGGCAGATGATCAAAGACAATGCGGAGCAATGGGGGATAGATTCCCTTTTTAAGTTCAGGACATCCCCTTTGGGGATCGAATGCCAGAGCGGCGCCACCTTTCACACCCGCGGTATGGATAACCCCGGCAAAATCCGCTCTTTTACCAATCCCTCCCGTGTTTGGATCGAGGAGGCCAATCAGATCAGCGAAACAGGCTTTATTACAATCATCACCGGTATGCGGTCGGACTACGGGAAAATCAAGGTGTATATGTCCCTTAACCCGGAGTCGACCGACCCGGACTACGAGGAATTTTGGTTGTACAAGATGTTTTTCAAGCCCAACGAGGGGCAATTGAACTTTACCGGGGTGCTTGCGGTAACTGACCCCGATTCGGGCAGGCCGATGCTCGACGAGCACGGAAACCCTATCCAGATAAAATACCGTGCGACCCACGTCACCTATCGCGACAATCCCTACGTGTCCCCGCAGCGGAAGGCCTTCCATGAAACCCTGAAAAACTCCAACTATTACTGGTATCAGGTCTATACCCTCGGTTTGTGGGGCAACCAGGCGAACGACAGTCCCTGGGCATTCGCCTTCGACCGGAAAAAGCATGTCGGTCGGTGCCAATACAACCCCAATTATCCCCTTTACCTTTCCTTCGACTTCAACCGCAACCCGATGTGCTGCTCGGTTATCCAGCACATTGATGGGCATATATATGTGCTCCATGTCTTCAAGATCAAGAAAGCCGGGGTCGACACCGTCTGCGCTCACATCCTCGTTTATTACCCAGGAGCACTCTATATCGTTACCGGTGACTATTCAGGGAACAACGAGAGCTCGCTATATGGAGAGCAGGTGACCCATTATAAGCTGATCAAACTGTATCTGAAGCTGGCGCCCGGCCAGCTGAAAGTCAAAACCAACCCGCGACTGCAGAAGAATCAGACCCATGTTAATGGGATTCTGGCCTTTTATAAGGTTACCATCGACGAGGAAAACGCCAAACCGCTCATTTTCGACATGGAGAACGTCAAAAAGCGGGCGGACGGTACCATCGTCAAAGAGGACCGCAATGACCCCGCCCAGCAGTCCGACGCCTTGGATACCTTCCGGTATTTCTGCAATACGTTCGTCTCCGATTTCAATCCGCTGGCTAAAAAATAATTCTTTTGGATTTGTAATAATACTGTAAGTTTGTCGGCATGGGAGTTGTAACGCCTTGCGATACGATCTTCAGGATCACGCTTCCGACGCCTGGATCCAATGCCGAACTGGCTGACATCGCGGTCAAAGCGCAGCTGGCTGCCTCGACCGCTTATTGGTATATTGTTACCGATAAATTCGGGAATCAATATGTGAAAGAGGTAAATACAGATGGCAACGGCGCCTTTACCCTCGCTGTGGCTGATTTTCCCGCCGGGCTTTTCAACCCCTATGCCGGTAGTTTTCAATTGCAGGTAAAACAAACGCTGCAGGACGCGGTTCCTCAACAGCTGAAGTTCTGCAATGTAACCTACGATACAATCCAGATGGATTTTGCCGATATGGCCGGCGTATCCTCCTCCGTCATCGACTGTAAATAATGCTTCAAGCGGTCATCCTCACATCACTGAAGATCCTCGCCGTCTGGATTTGCTTCCAGGACGGTATGATCTTTTCCGGCGTGCGGAGATTGTTGGCCTTTATCCTGCCTGTGGCGCTCCACAAGCCGGTATTTGACTGCCTGACGTGTATGGGCGGCTTGTGGACGGTCGTTTTTTGGCTGATTGATGGGCACCGGTCCTCACTGCCTTCGTTGATGATCCCGGTGATTGGCCTGAATTACCTCATCGCCATCTGGAAGGATCAATTTTTTGTGCCGCATGGACAAAATCACCAAGGATAATTTCCAGGCCGTGCTGACGGCATCCGGCTTCGTGGTATCTAAATGCGGGGTTTGTGGCATACCGAAGTTCAAGGTATACCGACCGGGCTACAACAATAAGATGATTGAAATCCGTCCAGGGCAAACGCAATTGGGCACTTATGTGATCATGCAAAACAATTCGGCCGTCGCATCCGGCTATTTATATGACCTTCCGAACGTCATTGACAAGCATTTTCCGCCGGCGCAGGTTTAACCTGCAGCACGGGCACCGCGTGGAGCTCGCCTTTACCATAGGCGGGATCAACTATTACCATTTCCCCGAGGTCCTGAGCATGGGTTTCGAGCGGGCGCTGTCGGCGCTGTCCTTTTACGAGGAGTTGCGAATGCGCACGACGCGGGAATACCTGCTCGCACATACCCAGGCCTGTGAGAACATCTTGTCCGATCCCAAGCGAATCAATGTCGCCCAGCTTGCCATCCTGAACAAGAACCTGCAGGACCGCCTGGCGATGATCATCGAGCCGGACATTGTCTATAAACTGGCCTCAGTCATGTATTTCGATGAGACCGAAAGTCCCTATAAATACGACTACGCCTACGCGATGAAAAAGATCGAGCGCTGGAAGGGGCAGAAGGGGTTGTCTGATTTTTTTTTGTCAACCCCTATCAGCAGTTTGATACCGGGTTTAAGCTCATTCGATCAGAATTTGGACAATTATTCGGAAGTGGTAAGAACGCTGAACGACAAGATGTGGGCAACCATTTCATCGCAGCTATCCGAAGTGCAGCAGCGGCAAGAGAGCGTCAAAAGGTCGCGCTCGCAAAATGGCTACCGGGGCAAATAAACCTGGAAAGCCTGACCTTATATGAGTACTATTTCCACCTCAGCGACATGAAGCGGGAAATAGATGCTGAAACGGCAAGAAACCGAAAGATGAAGTCTTCGAATGCCCAACAAACAGGTCGTCATCGAGTTCGTCGGTGATTATTCCAAATTAGAGGCAGCGCAGCAGGAGCTGCAAAAAAGCGGGCTCAGCGAGCAACAGGTCAAGCAGTTCAGCCAAATCAACGAGGCCTCAGCTGCTGCAGCCGAAAATGTCGGCAAGATCGGCGCCGCGGCAAAAGAGTCGGAAAGCGCCATGGGGCGTCTGGCAGCCGCTACCAATAGCGCAGCAAAAGGAGTTGTCGGTGCCGCCGGCAAGCAGGCGCTGGATGGTCTGCGGACTGCCGCGCAGTCAGCCACCGGCGAGCTGGGCAAATTTTCCTCCGGCCTGGATCTCGCCAAGACAAAGCTCGCCGCCCTCACGCCTGGTACTGCGGCTTTCAAACAGCTTTCTTCAGAAATAAAGGCCACTGAGCTCGCAATGGCAGCGCTCGGCAATACCGCCCAAAAGCTCGAAACGGGCACTGCCTCTGTCCGGGAACAGACTCGCACCTTTACAAACGCGATGGTGCAGCTGAAGCAGGCCGGCCTCGATAATACAGAGGTTTATAAAGCGCTGAAAGGATCGCTGGCGGAATTGCAGTTGAGCGTTCAAAAAGTCGGTGAGGAGGTTGGCGGCATCGCCTCGGAGACGAAGAATCTCGGGGCTGTGATCGAGGGTGCAGAAGGCGTTGCTGGCGCATTCGAAGCCGCGGCCGGGGCATCTGCGATCTTTGGTGAGCGGTCTGACGATCTGGAAAAGACCACGCAGCGAGTCTTTGCAGCCATGGCGCTGGCCAACGGCATCCAGAAGGTCTATAACGTCACGCTGAAGGAGAGCGCTGTGGTCCAGGCTATCGCCCGTGGGCAGGCTGCACTCCAGGCCGTGTCTACCAGGCTCGCGGCAGCAGCTGAAAGTGAATATGTGGTAATCCGTGTCGCGGCTACCGCCGCCCAGGCGGCGCTCAATGCTGTAATGGCTGCCAATCCTGTTGTACTGCTGGTTGGCGCCCTGATTGCCGCCGGCGCAGCGCTTTATGCCTTCACGTCCGAA